ATCAATGCTGATAACAGTAACAGGCAAACATTTTAAATACTGAATCAAACGCTCCATCTGATTGTTAATACTCTCTTGCTCCTCGTCTTTTGACTGGAATATAGAGTAATTAGTCATTCGATTTGCATTTCGATTAGCTTTGTAATCAGGAAATAAGTTTCTTCTTGCGTTTGAACCTCCAACACCGTCAAATACGATAACTACTTTAGTAGGATCAGTCATGCGGATAGCATATCCTACTGATTTTAAAAATCCAGTTAAACCACCAATATGATGTCCATCAGGATTTATATGATTGATCATTGTAAACGACCTTAAGAATGTATTAAGGCCGTCTACGATCAATATGGAATTAAGTTCTTTGCGTATATCAGGTTGTACGTTGGAGAGTAATTGTTCATATTTACTCTTCGACATCCGTTTCAATTATATCTTTAATATTTTCTTCCATTTCGCTTTCTTCAACAACATCAAAGTCAGCTGATCCTAAGATTTGTAACCATTCTGCTGAATGTTCTTTCTTGTAAGTATCAATTGCTTTTTTATCGTCTTCAATAAAGCCGTGAACTGTCATTACTACAGTTCCTTTTGTTTGTACACCTGTAACGTGGTTTTTATCAGCAGATATTTTAGTACGTTTAGCAAATTCAACGTCTTTACCATCTTTAGTTGCTTTAATCTTACTTGTACCACTATTGGTTACGTTACCAAATGTAATTACAAATGAAGAATCAAAGAACATAGTATCACCACCTTTATTTTTCAATTTAGGCATTTCCATTGGTGTGTTTGGTTTAGCAACCCAAACCTTATTTACAGCAACGAAGGTGTTAGTGTATGGTTGATTTTCTTTACGTGATAAGATAATTTTTTGATTGATAAAATTACCAAATTGTTGAGACATAGCTCCAGCATTCCATTCGTTGTTATTCTTATTCGATTCAACAGACAAACGACAAGGTACTGAACCAACTGAATCCCATAGGAACAATAAATCAAATGGTAATTTACCTTTTGCTTGTTCATTAAGTAGATCAGCTATAAATGCTGCTACATCTTCGATTGTATTAAGTGATCCTCTATCAACATAGACGAAGAATCCTTTATAATCGATAACTTCACCTGTTTCTTTATCTACTACAGGTTCCATTTCAAATCCCATTTGCATTGCATGCTCCCAATTCCATTTCATCTCAGTAACAATGAAAATAGGCAATACACCCATTTTTTGTGCTGCTACTGCTGCCTCAAGCATTGCTGTTGTTTTACCTGTATCCGAGTGGCCACGTAACAGAGTTATGTGACCCATCGGAATACCAGGTATAGACAGTACATCTTGGAACGCTTTCGAAAGTGGGATCCACTTTTGAGGTTTAAACTTTACAGATTGATCTAAGAATTTAGATTTCTTGAAAGCGTCAATATCAAAGGATTTTTTTAACGATTCAGAAACTACTGATGTTAAACTGTCTTTACTTTTTGCCATAATTAGTCATTAAATAAGTTGTCAAATTTATCTGCGTTGCTAGTTTTAGCAGCGTTGTTTTCTAAAGTGTAAGCTGGAGCTACTGGTTTGTTCATTTCAGCAATGAAATCTTCACTATCTTCATCCTCATCTTTAGATGCGATTGGAGTTTCAGTAGCAGCTTCATCTTCAGGATTTAACCACTTAGTTAATGTTTCTTTAAGTTGATCGTAAGAATATTTACGATTAATACCTAAAATATCTGGTTGCTCATTGAGTAATTTGTCTACTAATGCAGCATCTTCAGAAATAGGAGTTGTTTTAGGTTTAACACGAATGTTACACTTAATACCTTTTCTACCAGCAATTACATCTTCAGTAGCCTCAATTGTAAAGTCTCTACCATCTGTAATATCAGTAAAATCACCATAATCATCATCAGCAGCAATTCCTACTAATTGATCATTAGTTAATTTACCAAATTCCCACAAACGAGCTCCTAAATGTTCTTCGCCACGTACTACTACAGCAGCAAAATAACGAGATTTAGGTTCGATTTTTTTAGCTAATTGCCAATCTTCCTTATCAGCTGATTTACGCAGTTGTTTTGCAAAGTCAGCAATAGGATCAGCTTCACCCCAATTGGTAAGAGCCAAAATTGGTCCTTTAGCAAATCCGTAGTGGAATTGTACCTCACGAATAGGCCATGCCTTATCATACTTGTTAGGTAGGATACGTACTTGGTACTTGCCTGGTTTTGGTTTAAAGAAAATTTTAGTATAATCAATTTTTTCACGGGTTTGATTTCCCTTGTTTTGAGCAGCGGCCAACTTCTGCTTAGCCAAATTTAAATCCATAACTGTTATATTTTAGAATTGAATATAAGAACCTTTATTTAGACCACCAAACTAGTGAATAGATAAATCTACTATTTTGTAGATTGCAGTATCTAATTTGCGGAGATCTGGTCCGTTAGTTAGCAATATACTATTTTTATAGTCATGCCAATTAACGATATATTTTGTATCTAATACACCACCATTTAATGATTTAATTAATGTATTAAGAGCATTAATTGTATATAATGTATTTGATTCTTTCTTACGGTGTAATAATATTGTATTTGGGAGAGGTAATTCAGACACATTACCCATATCAATATTGTAAGTACACATTAACTCTTCACTTTGTGGGGATTCGAGAATGAATATCTTATTGTATAATATTGAATAACGGCGATTAATAGTAGCAACCGTTGTATCTAGACTGTCCTTCGAGGTAAATGTACAGAATAATTTGTTCAAATCGTAAAATATATTGTCTGTCATAAATATTTAAATTTTTTCTAAACCATGATATGTCTTACCTTGCTTAATGCTTACTGGGTATTCCAGTTTATTAACTATGTCTTGTAATATTTGACCATCTTCTTTACTATAGTCAAATAAAAATGCATCGTAAGTATATAATACTAGTTTAGTTTTTTTATCTTTTAAGTAATCTAATACCAATTCTAATAATTCAACATTAGTTGATGTTTCGGTGCTTTGGATAATATAATTAAATAATTTATTACGAGTTATATCCTCATCACCACATATAAATATTTTATTTGATGTGGAATATAATTTTCCATATTGATACATGTCCCACATATCATCTATAAACATATTTACTTGTTTAAAGAACGGCTTATCCACATATTCAGCCCAAACACCACCATATAATTGCTTAAATGTTAATTCTTTAGCCTCTTGTTGTGATACACCTAATATCTCACCTAGATATTCGTATGTATTTCTATCTTTAGGAAAATCAAATCCTACTATTTCACCAATCAAACGTGGATGATATCCCTGAAAATCCATTTCTATAAACCTATCATTTGATGGTCTGTAGCAGGCTCTCTCACCATTATCTTTATTTAAAGCCGCATAATTAGTACCATTAAATGTGTTTGAAGGGCGTGAGGTAGTTGTATATAAATTATATTGAGTGTATATTTTACCTTTAAATAAATTAAATTGTGGATATTTTAACTTATCCCCATAAAAGTCAATAAAGCAATTTTTATCAACATTTATGCCATTTTTTTCTATTTGGTAAAATACATTTGTAGTACGGAAATTCTGGAATTGGAATTGTGCATTTGATAATGTGTATTTCTTAATTGTAGATAATACAGCACCAAATATTGCCTCACATTCCTCATAATGTTTGCTAATTGGAATTAAACAATTGACATTAGGTAAATGAGTGAGATTGTTATAGTAATAACTAATACACCTATTACCTAATGCCTCGGTTAAATCAACAAAATCTAATAAATGGACGTCAAATAATTTTTCTGATAATTGAGGAGCAAAATGCATTGCCTCCTTTTTATTTATTACCCACAATTTATCTGTGTTAACAGATAGCCACTCTAGTACTTCTTGTTTCTTAATCCCTAAGGATTCAGAATGATTGATACACAGTATATATCCTTTTTTATCCTCTAGTGGACGGATATAAACTAAACTTAAATCTGTAAGTGCAGGATGGAAATTATCGTTTTTAGATATAAATCTAATAAAACAATCCCCAAAACTAAATGGTGGTAATTGATCTGACCTTTCTACAATGTAAAACATATTTCATAACCTTTATAATATTAAATATAAGACAGATTTTTTAGCCTAACAACCAAGTTTTTAAACCAGGCATTTGTTGATCTGCTTGGTCTATATCTTGGTTTGGTCCTATAAATGTAGTTTTGTATAAAGAATTTCCTTGCAGAGAATCATAAGTTTCTTTATTTACTTCTTTTATAAGAATAGGATTTGTGTTTACTTTTTGAGAAAAATATCTTGTATCAATATCAAGATATATTGGAGGGGATACTTCTTGAAAAGGAACACTAAAAACACGGCGTTGAGTTAATGCCTGAGATGTAATTCCTGATAGGAATGAAAATAAAGCAGCATCTTGAGATAAATTATATAATTGATTTTGTTGTTGAATCCTAATAATTTCAACTGCATTAGGATTAAACTCTTTACCAACATAAAATTTATTACTTAATTCATAATAATATCCCTGGTAAGGAGTATTTGTTATTTTTTCTACAAATTCATTACCGGAAGTATATTTACCTGTTTGTATTTTATTTATAGGTACTCTCATTTTATTTTACATATTGTGCCACATCATTCCATGCTTGTGCTGCTGCTGCTAAAGCAGCCTTTTCTAGAGCAGCCAATTCAACTTTATCATTTGGGTTTTTGGCCTTTTTTAAAGCTCCCCTACCATTCCATTTTATATACCATGTTTGAGCAAAGTCTGAAGGTGAGGTTATTTTATCAAATCCTCTTTGTTTAAATATATTTGCTTTGTAAACAATAAATGATTGAAAATCTTTAAAAGCAACGTAAGCTTTACATAAGTTGGTTCCTCCTTCTCTTGCTACTACATACCCAACATGATATATAGGATCAAATTTCCATCTACCACTAGTAATATCAAACCCACCTAAATTCCAATTAAATCCTCTAAAACTTTGCTCTTTCTTTATAACAGCAAGTATAGATTGGGCTAAAGTTTTACCATATTGTTGAACTAATTTTGGCCCTTCTATAGCAGGATCAATAACAGTTGTTACAATAGGTACTTGTTTACCTAACCATCCACCAGGTAATAAATTTTTATCTATATAAGGAGTGGTACAAGTGCCCTTACCTGTTGATATAATAGAACCACCAGTACCACCGGTAGCAGTAGGAAACAATACACTTTGGAATGATTGTTGGACTATTTTCTTTAAATCTAATTGACTAAAAGGTGTACCTGAACTTCTTCTATCTAGAATAATATTTAAAGCATCTACTTTAGTTACCCAATCTCCATTTCCAATAGTATGTCCTATACCTGTTACTGTTTGGGCTAAGTTAGCACTTTTATATCCTTTAGGTAATATATCATCATTTATAGTAAATAAATTTCCTATTACTAAACCACCAATACCATCCATTTCAAATGAAAATTTAATTGGGATAATATTTCTATTAGCGCCATCTGATTTAGTTATAGACTGGAAGTATACAATTAAATCTCTTAGACTGCTTTTGCTTCTAGTAAATAAAGTATTTAAATCAACTCCAGGATTTTGTGCCACTGTACTTGTTGAAGTAGTTGAGGTTGATGGAACAGCTGTTGTAGTTGTGGTTACATTACTAGTTGTTTGAGTATTCGGAAATGGAACAGGTGATGGTGATGGTTGTGCACCTCCCCAAGGACCTCCTGGAAAAAATCCTCCACCTTGGCCAGGTAAAGGAGTAGGAAAAGGGAATGGAGATCCTGGTGATGGTGTTGGTGGTGTTGGGGGTGTTGGTAAGGGGAATGGTGGAAGTGGTGTTGGGGTTGGAGGAACAGGAACAGATACTGTGGAATTAGGGTCTGCTAGTCTTCCAAATAATGCTATTATACTTCCTAAAAGACTTGCTATAGGAGATGAATTATTATTTATATCAGGTACATTAGTTCCATTAGGGAATAATTTATCTTTTATAATTCTATCTTCTAGATTTTTGTTAAAATCAATCATAGTATTATTTTGAATACCTAATTGACCTCCTTTTGCCTGTGAACCAATAGCTACAATAGCTGATTGTTCTGGAAATATTTGGGATTGTAATGAATATTTTCTTACAACTGATTTTGTATTATGTACTTGCAGTTCAAATAGATTAGATTTACTTTCTTTAGAAGTATAATTAATATCTATTACTCTTGCTACACTATCTACAGGATCAACATGTATTTCAAAATTACTAACATTACCAATTGCTGTTTGTATAGCAGACATTATATTTTTTAAATACTTATACAAACTAATTTCATTTTTTTCTTTATTATCTGATGCTTCAATATTTGAATTAACAGATTGTTTATAAAGAAAATCTAAATTAACAAATATGTTTTTTATAATTCCTAATTCATCATAACCATTAACATTACCTGAAAAATAATTTTGTGGGAGTGTATCCAAGACTTGTATATTAGTGATAGCTTGTGGAAGGCTAGATACAGTTTGTGCTACTGAAGTTACAGCGGAGGTAGTAGGTAATGTTATAGTGACTGTATTTAAAAAATAGCTAGTTACTTGTGGTACCCCGGGAAAACCACCACCTGTTACTAATGTTGTATACGTATCCTGTACATTATTGTTTCCTAATAATGTTTTTAAATAAGCAATAATATTAACATATTCAGATTGAAATGTTTTTCCTATTCCTGTTGGAGAACCATTACTTAAGTAATTCTGTATAGATCCAGGTCCTGATAAAAGTATTTCAACAGCAACATAAGTAGTAATGTCTTTTATTTTTTGTAAAGCAGTATAAAAATCTGCTATACCTGTATTTTTAGCACCATTAACAAATGTAGAAACTGCTGTTTTTAATTCATTTGCTATTTGTGGTGCATTACCGGCACTTGTTGATGATTGTACAGCTCCACTTACAGCACTTAATATACCACCCTTATCATACCAAATAGGACTTTTAATTAAACATACTGATGGATCTACCGATATTTGGGTTGGATGTGCTACACACAATAAAGGTTCTTTTTTTCCTGCATATTCTTCTGTGTATAAAGATAATTTAATTAAGGGTTCACCAGCACTATCTTTAGGTATTACATATTTTTGAATAACATCAAAAGCGGCTTCTAAAGTAATATATATTTGTGTTTGATTTCCTTTAGTTAAACTATTAGGATCATTTGAATTAATAGTTGCTAAAGAAGAAAAATTCATAGGAATATTTTTATCCTTTAAAATAGAATTTGAATTTAAAGAAGCTTGACCTGGGGTTAATTTACTATATATTTCTGCCCAAACACCAGCTAATATATTTTTTTCATAGTGTTCTTTCCATGTATTAGGTGGTAAAGTTCCTTGATTAGAAAATTCACTATCTACTTCTCCTACCCCAGTTGCTGTTGTACTATTAAGTTTAGTTAAGTCAGGTAAAACAAAATTTACTTTTAGTGATTCAATAATTTCACCAGTTGATATTATTGTTGTTTGGCAATCATATCCTCCATCTTCACGAGCTGACCACTGATAATTTTTAATGTACCCAAACATTGCATCATAATTACCACCAGATTTAGTACATCTATCATATAAATCTTTAAATATTTTTGTTCTAGGTGTTACTCCTTTAGTTAGTATATCATAAAATGAAGGAGGAGTAGTTACTATTTTTTTATTACTATCTAAATAAGGTAACCAACCCCATTCAACAAGCACAGTATAGCCTGGGCGCATATAAAGAAGTTCTAGTTCCTCTAATTGGCGAATGTCCCAACACTGGAAGTTTACTACTGCTTCCCTTAATGAACCATATGCAGATTTAGATCTAATTTCTACATTAGTGATACCAGGCATTGGTTTTATTCCTAATCTATGATTAGTACCATGGGGTGTTTTTGTACTGTATGCCTCTTTATTATTACCAACACCTGACTTAGGTGTGTATATAGTTACTGGTTTTGTTCCTTGGGGAGGAGTAAAAGTAGTTTTATTTAAAGTTCCTCCCATTAAAACATAATCCTTTGCTAACTCAGGGCTTCCATTAACATTAACACTAGAGGTCATTCTAACCCAAGCATTACGAGAATTTAAATATTGAATAACATCAGGAGTACGATTACTACCAAGCATCGCATCTTGGCGTTTATCTAATTCTGTTTTAATATCTGATTGGAAAGTATCTCTAAATATTGACATAACATTTACCTAGCGTTGTTAAATTGGTTATATAAATTTAAAACATTATTTATATCGATTGGTATTCTTAACTGGGTGCCAGGAGCTGGGTATAATGCTCCTTTAGTAATATTATTATTTGCTGCCGCAATTATCCACCATAAGGTAGCATCACGATAATAAGAAAAAGCTAGGGAATCAAGTCTATCTCCAACAGTTGTAATAATATATTCATCTGTATCAGATAAAGGTATGTTTGGGTAAAATCTACCTTTATAATACGGACGATTTGTATTATCTGTTTTTAATATAGTTGAATTTTCGTAGCGATTCATTTTTAGTCTTTTGTAAATTTGTTAACAACTTCTTGTGGTGTAATAAATCCTGTTCTAGTTTGTTGTTGGGTATTTACTGGGTTTGGTAAATATCCATAGAATCCATTATTAAGAACAGTTTTACTACTTTGTTGATATCTTGGTAATTCTTTATGTACTATAGTCATATTAAAATTTGCATCAATATACATTGATAACAAAGCATCATTTGATACATCCCATGAAGCATCATCAGGTATACTATAGCTAACACTGTTTAAAACAGCATATTCACCTACTAAATAATTACCAACATTTATTTTAAGTAAAACACCACCTAATACACTTCCGTTAGGAGCTTGATTATAAGCACCAGCAGTTACTGATGCTAATTGACCTAATGCTCTGTGTTTTTCAAATAATTGGATTTTGTTAAAGCAAGGTATTTTTAAATTAAAAGATACATTACGTTTAAATCTACTATAAATAAAAAAGCTTTCAGATCTACCAACATAATTTGTTTCATTCCAACTAGCATCAAAACCATCTTTAAAACCAGTCATATATGCTGGGAATATCCAAGTTTCTGTGTTGCCAGGAGGGGCACTAAAAGGATTTACTGCCCTAAATACAACACTTAATATTGCTGAGTCTTGTCTAGCGAATGTATCTGTATTATTATATTCTATTCTACTACCACTATATTCTGCTGGTGAAGATCCATTTCCATAATATTTAGCACCTGCTGCTCCTCTGTTTAAACCAATATTTCCATTTGTTGATATAGTGGAAGTATAGGTTGAAGGAGTATATCCACCAGATACAAAAGGTATTGCTTGAGTTATATTAGTTGTATCATCAACAGCATTTTTTAATAAAGAATATACTTTATAAGCTCCTTGATCTATAGCAGGTGTTATACCAGAACTAGATACAGGTATATCAGGTCCATATTCACTAATAGCATACTCAGATGGTTGGAATTGGTTATTAGTACTTAGTGCTTTTACATAATCTGGAGTAAGAGCATCTAATCTAGATCTTCCTGAATAATTTGAAGCATTCTCAAAAGCCTCATCTATTTTTAATTTATCCTCAGTAAAACTATATCTGTTAATAACAGTTAAACCAACACCATATAATGAACCTGGTCCTCCAATATAGCTATCTACTGTTAATGAAGTAGTATCTAATTTTTGTCTTTTAAATTTAGTTCTTGGTGGTGGAGGAAGTAAGAAAGGATTTGGGAATGAAGTTAAAACTTGTAATCCCTCTGGTGGGAGTTTACGCTTTCTATTTTTTGCTCTATTTATTTGTCTTCCTGCTCTATTAGATTGTCTATTTTGCTTTCTTGCTAAACCTAAATTAAACAGTCGAGATGCTTCAAATTGATTATCACCTAATTCAAACTTTTTAACTAATCCTACTAATCTATTATTTTGTGAATTATCACTTTCATTATTAAATGTAACTACAGCCTCGTATTTAGTATCATTACTTTGAATTGGTAATATACCATGTCTAGTAATATGACCTCCAAAAGCATTTACTGGTACTTGAGCTAAAGTGTTAATACCTAAATTATATACTCGGGTAGGGCCTAAAATACCTCCAGTAAGAGTACCTAATAATCCTCCAAAGTTAAGTAGTCCTGATAATATTCCTCTTCCTCCTTTTTTTACCTCTAATCTAGGGTTAGAAAGTTGTAAACCAACTTGTTTAGCTATGAATATAGGACCTTTAGGAACTGTAGCTAGATAAGCTCCAATACGAAAAAAATCATTTAAAGATGATTGTGCAGCCCCTAATACTCCACCTCTAATTAAACTATCATCATAACCTACTTGATTGATTACTTGTCCTATTCTACTTCTACTTAATTGAGTAGATATATTTGGAATAGTAGGAATACGGTTTATTCCTAATATACGTAAAACATTATTAGGACCAATAGTAACACTAGTACCACCACTTGGGGTTGTTACTATGAAAGGTTGACCACTATCTCCCCCTCCAGGCCTATCCTGCCCGTACTTAATTGATGTTAAGTCCGTTTTAAGGTCAATTAGTGGCATTATTTAGGTTTATTATCTGAGTATTTTTTATTTGGTTTCCATTGGTCTTTAGTTTCACCAATATCTAGGCGTGATGGTAATGGTTTCATACCCTCACCGCTAATTGTTCTCCATTTTACATTTGGTTTACCATCTGTAGAATAGTTAAGATGTAATGAGTCTGGTGGGACAGGGTTAACACCAAAGTTTGTAGGTTTTTCACCTTTTAAACCTAAAATGCCTTGTTTTAATTTGTCTAATAATCCCATGTGATTTATTGTTTAATATAAATATTTAATTACTAAGCTAGTCTATATGCGTTTTGGTATTGATTTGTACCAGTTTCTGGTTGTCTTCCAACAACTTCACCTAATTTCTGGCCGCTCACATTAAGTGCAACAGCTGGCATTGGTTTATTAGCTAGTGCGTTTACTGCATTTCTTAATTCGTTGATTGCGGATACTAATACAGAATTATCTGGTGTATTTCCTCCTTTATTAATATTAGGAGATACGGCAATACCATCACCAGCTGCTGTTACTGCAGTAGCACCAAATTTATCAGTAATAGTAAAAGGACCTTTTCCTGGAGGTGCCATACCATCTTCTACTTTTTGTGATTGAGTCGCTAAATAAGCTATACCAGCGGCTGCTGCTCCACCTGCTAAAATCATACCCACTCCAGGTAATCCTCCCACAGATTTAAATGCAGAACTTATAATTTCTATTACAGCACTTGCATATGATACTTTTTTAGCTTCTCTAAGAACAGTAATCATTTTCAAAAGGTTCATTACCATTACTCCACCTAATATAAATGATAAAGATTCAGCATGACTAAGCATATCAGCAAAAAATCCAAGTATTGTACCTAAAGGACCCGCTGCTAGATTACCTAAAATTTCTTGTAAGCGAATCATAGCAGTATTAAATTTTTCCTGGATAGATACTTGTTCTGCTTGTTTCTTTAAGTATTCATCTACTGTTAAGCCTTGTTTTTCCATATCGGCTAACTGTTGAGCGTTTAATTCTGCTGCCTTATCCCCATATTTGTTAATAGCTTCTTGTTTCATTAACATATCAGCCATTTCTTCTCTGCTCATTCCAAATGCTTCAGCTAATGATTTTTGAGCTATGACGTTCATATTTTGGAATTCTTCTAATGAACCTGCTTGTGAAACCATTTCTTGCATTAATGTAGCTTGGTCTCCTGTTAATGCTGCTGCTCTAGCCCTTTCAAAATTTAATTGTTTACCAGTTAATAATTCAGCTTTTAATTCATTTTCAATTGAAGATTCAAAATCTAAAAGCGATTCACCTGTTTTATCTATTTGTTCTAATGTTACACCAAACTTTTTAGCTTGTACTACAGCTTCAGCTAGTGCTTTAGGATTGTTTTGGAATTTAACTAATATCCCTGCACTTAAAGCAGATATACTTTGTAATAACTGCTTATCACTAATATGAATTTTATTAGCTTGTTGAGAGGCAAAAGCAGCTGAACGTACACTTTTTAAATAGTTACTAGTTGATACTCCTGCTGATGCTGAAAAACTGGCTAATTTACCAGCTTCACTTGCTGATAATCCTACTAGTTCTGTTAATTTAGAGAATTGTTGCCTTTCCTCATTACCAAAATCAACAGCAATTCCTAGTTGTTCAGTTAAGTCAGCTTGTGCTTTTACTAGTCTTTCTACTGTGGTGAAACCATCACTAGAAGCTTTAGCAAAAGATTCCATTTCATCTCTTATACCCTTTGCTGATTCATAACTTATGCCTAATGATCTGCTAAGATTTGTGACTTGGGTATTAATACTAAGAACAGACTGTACTATAGCTGTAAATAATCCTTCTATTGAGAGAAGAGATGAAATAGCATTTGGTAATATTTTTTGAAAAGCTAAAGTAGATTTAACTTGTTCATTTAAAGCCTTTTCAGATTCTTTTTGAGCATCATTGGCCTTTTCTAATTGTCTTAGTTGATATTCTAATTCAGAATTTAAATTCCTCTCATTCTGAATCTGAATTATTTGACTCCTTATATTATCTGCTTTTGCTGCTGCCCCTCTTCTAGTAGAAGTTAATTGCTTAGTTAATTCCTCATTAAGTTTTGCTTCTAAATTATATGAACTATCTATAGCATTTTTAAGTTTCCTCATTTCTGAGTCTAACTTTTTAGTAATATCTACTCCTTCGCTAAAGCTATTTGTTAAATCGCGGGCCTGATTAGTAGCCGCAGTTATATTAGGTATAAAAGCTGTACGTAGTTGACCAGAAAGTCCGGATATTTTCGCCTCTAAGGCATCAAATTCATCATTAAGTTTTTGTAATTCTTCTGGCGTCATTTATTATTAGTATTACATCATATAAATATTAAATTATAATATTTTTATACCTTTTATCATATTTTCATCCCACCACATAGGTTGAAGGTTAGTATAATGATTTAAATCATATATGTCTTGTTCTGTAATAGCAGATGCTAGGGGTTTGCGATGATCTATAACCCATTTATTAGGTCCATATCCATAATTGGTCCATGTCATTCCTTCAGTAAATAATGATTCAAGATATTTTTTAAAATCATTAAAATTACTTACACCTAATATTTGCAAAGTTGTTTTCGATTTTGAATATCCACTTATAGATTGACTTATTCTTGTTCTAATATTACTACTTATTTTATAAATAACATCTTTTGATTTTTTTATTCTTTGATATTCATTTATTTTATTTTTATTGTTTTGATACCATAATTTATGATAATGTTGATTATTATTTTTCCAATTTATATTATACTCTTTTTTAGATTGTTTATTATTTTCGTTATAAGTTTTACTATACTTTTTTCTATATTCTTTGTTAGCACTAGATATTAATGAAAAACATATTTTACAAGTTCCCATTTTTCCATCTTTATAAGATTTTGAAGAATAAAATTCATTTAATTTTTTTTCTTGGTTACATTTTATACATTTTTTCATAATATATATTTAATATAAATATAACAAAAGAAAAAAAGCCCCTACTTTCGTGGGGCCTTCGCTGTGTATGTTGGTGTTACGTTTGGTCGTGCAACTTCTTTATTTGAATTGTTTTTAAGTAAATTTTGTTGTTTTTCTTGTTCTTCTCTTTGTTTATCATAATGCTCCTTCATTTTATTGAACGTAAATAAACGCAACCAAATAGGCATATTATAAACAGTATCCCAATCATAACCACCATTTCCATGAAATACTATATCATGTATTTGAGAAAATAGTATAGGTCTATATTCCTGCGTCAGGCCAAAAAAAGTTTAAAGAAATAGGTACTGCTATGCCCTCCCCTACATAATTTTCGTCTTCTGGTTTGTAGACTAAATTAATATCTGGTTGGATTTTGCTGTAATATTCACGCAATGCTCTTGCGTCTTTAGCAATTAAATAGTTGTCTACAAAATCACGAATGTCTTTAGCATCACGTTTACCTTCAACTGAGGTGATCATGTGTTTTAAACGAGTAGTAATATCTGTAGTTACATTTGGATTTACTTTTTGTAAGCCTTTAATTTCAGCATCAATTTTCTGTTCGTCACCGTGTGTTAATAATTTGAATGTAACATTATTGCTTGAATGTGGTAAAGTAAAAGCAAATTCATTTACACCACGTTTATATAATGATGTATCAACTACTTTATCTTCCAATGTTGATAAATCAATAGTATATTCTTTATTATTGTATTGAAATGCATAATCTTTACCGTAGCCTAATACACGAGCAGCAACTAATATTGCATTTTTATCACCAATCAACAATTCATTGTAATCAATTGGTGTAACAATTAATGCTTGTAATAATTTATCAATTACAGTACCTTGACGAATAAAATTAGCGTTGGTAAGAATATCTTCTTCCTTTGCTGTCATGTATTTCATTTCAATTTCACCTTTAGATAGTGGTGATGTTTCTGGGTATAGTAGACCTTTTGAAGGTAACGTAACTATTTCCGTTGGGATTTTTAATTCTGCCATAAACTGTTTTATAATTTTATATATATAAATATACGAAAGATAAAGAACAATTACAAATATTTCTTAATAAATGCCTCGTATGTTTTTGTAGGATTAAATATCTGATCAAATTTAGTTGCTTCTTTTCCAGTTATTGGATAAAATCCTCTTGTTGATGATACTCTTTGTGTTGTTATAGGATATACTGTTGGGTCTTTTTCTTTTTTATATGGGATACCACCGTCTACTCCTGGTTTTTCAACATCTAAGTTAGTAGCATCAAATATTGTATAAGGTTGATCACCACCACTATCTAAATTTAATAAATTACTTTTATTTTTTAAATCCTTAATATATTGAAGATAAGTATTAGCTGGTATAAAATTTTGGTAGAACTTTGTTGGTGATGCAGGGTTTGCAGTGTTGCTAGGTGTACCTGTATTAGTTGTAGGATATACTGTAGGATCTGTATCTATTCTATAAGGAATACCACCGTTTACACCTGGGTTTTCAACATCAAAATTAGTTATTCTTAATGTACTTGCTAATTTACTTTTAGTTCTAGTAACATCATCTACATAAACCTTTTTAGGATTATAAACCTGGTTGAATTTATTTGGTGCACCTGGGTTGGTTGATGTTGTTGGTGTACCACTTACATATTTAGGGAATACAGTTGGATCTTTATCTGTTTTGTATGGGATACCACCATTTGGTTTTGGATCTTCAACATCAAGATTAGTATTGGCTACTGTACTAGCTAGTTTACCTTTAGCTCCAGTATCTAAATAAGTATTTTTTGGATTATATACATGATTAAATTTAGCAAATGGACCTGGGTTAGCAGATGTTGTTGGTGTACCTGTTGTTGTTTTAGGATATGATGTTGGATCGTTATATGTTTTATAGGGAATGCCACCATTTGGTTTTGGATCTTCAACATCAAGATTAGTATAAGATAAAGTACTTATTAAATTTAGTACACCTCCACTCACAACAAATAAATTACCTACTGGAGTTGTAGTTCGCCTGATTATTTCATTTCTTTCTAGGTAAACATATTTTGGATCATATTTCTGATAAAATTTACCAGGAGCACCAGGAACTGATAAAGGGGTTGGAGTACCTGTTGTATATCTAGGATATACTGTTGGATCTTTATCTTGTTTATAAGGAATACCACCATCTACACCAGGATGAGTTATATCAAAATTAGTTATATCTAATATTTTGGATAATCTACTATTATTACTTTTAATAGGAACATTAAATAAATAAGTATTTCTTGGTAGGAATTTTTGAAGAAAATTAACAGATTTACCAGGATTAGCAGTAGTAGTAGGTGTACCCGTTGTTAAAGAACCATATCTTGTAACAGTATCTAGTATAAAAAAACCACTAGGCCTTGAATTCTCTAAGTCTAGATTTGTAATGCTAAATGAATTCAATAAACTTCCCATGGATATAAATATTAAAAGAAGAAAGACGTCTGCATAGCAGACGCCTTTGAAAAAGAAATATGAAGAGGGAATTAGAAGTTAAGTACGCAATAATCCATAGCGATTGATACAGATAAGCTGATAGCGGAATCTGTGCTCCAATCATATTCACCAAAGGTTGCTGTTTTTACATAAGCTCCTTTGATAATCCATTCACCTACTACATCACCTACTGGTCCTAAAATATCTAAAGTTAAGTCTTTCTTATAAAAGTCAGAATAACCATCGCGGCCAGTTACTGATTCGTGTGCTAGACGAGCCCATTCCATTACTGATTGAGCGCCGCTTGGTGTCACAGGATCGTATAATTCTAAAGACATATCATTCCAACGTACTTTACCTTTAACTTTACGGTAAACGTTGATGTGATCTAAAATAATTTCTCCAGCTTCAAATCCAGGAGCAGATGCTTTTTTAATCAAGTATGCAGGAATACCGTCGATATACATGATAAAGCGATTCTGAACTTTTGGTTCAAACGCTGTGAACATTATTTCATTTGGTGATAATACAGCCATTTTATATTAGTGTTTAATTGCTATTAATAAATATTAGCAACTACACTCCCTTATGCAGGGAATGTAGCGCCAGTTGGTAATATGTTGAAGTTCAATATAATGAATTCAGCTGTCTTAGTTGGTTGAATATAAATCTGACCTACTAATTGGTTACGATCGATTACATCAGGAGTATTGTTTGATTCATCCATTACTACTCTGTAAGCAAATAAACCTTGACGTTGTACTATTGATTCTAAATAAGGGTTAACTTGAGATAAGAATCTATTACGAGTAACAGCTGTGTTTTGTTCGAACACTAAATTGTTTGCAACTTGACCAATAAAGTCTTTTAATGCAATCAACAAACGACGAACGTTTACGCGATCAAGGGATGTTTGTTTTTTCTGTAATGTCTTTTGACCAAATATTACAGCACCTTCACCAGGGAATGTAGCTATTGGGTTAACATTTGCTTCATATAATACATCACGATCATTTTGAGTTAATTTTCTTTCAACACGTAATACTGAAGGAACACCACCACGGTTTAAACCTGCAGGAGCAAACCATTCAGCACCAACTGAGTCGTTAAAAGCATAAGCACCACCTACTACTACAGAAGCTGGGGCCCAAACTGCTTTACCTAATGATAATGATTGTAATTGAACCCAAGGCCAATAAGTTGCAGCGTAGTTGCTTGTTGAACCAGCAGCAGCGCCAGCAGCTGAAGATATTGCACTACCATATAATGTTGTATCTATTACTGCTATTGCATCACCTCTATTCTCACAAAGAGAAATCATTGTACTTGCTGCATTGCCACTTAAAGTAATACCAGGAGCTAATAATACATTAAACTGGAATTCATCTTTATTTGATAATAAATTGAAAGCAGTAATATAAGAAGCTGAATCAAATCCTTGAATGTTGGCATTTGTGATATTTTCATTCATCAATTGAACAGCATTTGTTGCTGCAACACCACCAGCAAATGAACCACCATATGAACCACTTCCTACTTGAGGTAATGATCCACTGTATTGAGTTACTTTAAAGTTACCATTATTATCAATAGAATCTGGTTGTGCTGTTACAGATTTAATACGTACGTACTGAGAAGCATTAGCATAAGAACCAGTAATTTCGATGTATGGAACATTATCTGAGTCTAATTTGTATACTGGTTTGTAATCACCAATTACACGAGAAATAAAGTTTGGTAATGATGGATCTAATGATAAGTTAGGCCATGTTTCTAAATAGTTAGGCTGAGATGTATTATCGTTACCTTGACGAATACCTAAAGTAAATGTACCACTACCTGTATTTACTTGTGTTACTTCCCAACGAACATTAATTGCACTACCACTAGCTAAAGCACCAGCAGTTATACTTGAGGTATTATTCATTTGATCACCCCAAGCTAATGTTTCAAGAGTAAAAGATGTTACACCAGATGCAGAAGCAGGAACAGCAGCATTAGAATATGTGCTTACATTAGTACTTCCAGAAATAATTCTGGTAACTAATAATGTTTGACCACCATTATCAAAAAAGTCTCTAGCAGCTAATGAAGTAAAATATTCATAAAAGTAGCTGCCACTTTTGAATGTTTCTCCGAATTTTGACACGTACTCACTGTAAGAAGTAACATAGGTAGGAATGAATGGTTGACCCAACACAGTTGGACCAACAATTGCTGTCGCAGTACCTTGAATACCTCTTTCAACTAATGATTGGTCAGATTCATTTTGGAATACACCAGGAGATAAAATTTTTTCTGCCATTTTATATTATTGTTTTTGAAAATTTAATAGGATTGACCTAATAATAAATATCCAAAAATCATTATAAAACGCAAGGTTATTATTGAGCCGATATAACCTCTCCTGTTTCTATATTTATACTACCTTGACCGTATTTTTCCTGAAGCGACTTGATTAGTTCTGATTCTTGTTTACCTAATGTGTTAAGATCTGATGTTAAACCACGTTTATCCTCGTTGATTTTATCAATTTGGGTGTTAAGTACAATGATTTGTGCTTCTAATGATCCTAATTCAAAAATAGTTTGATCATATTTTTGTTGAAGATCTTTAATTTGTTGAATTTCGTCTTGTGTAAGATTTGCCATAACGTAATTTTATTTTTCCCATTTAGCTAATGGGCAAGCTTGTTTACCTGGTAGTGGGCTAAATATTTTTTTAGATAGTGGACAGCCACAATTACTACAATAATATAAATCAATAGTTTGATTATAAGCTTTTTCAGGGCAAGCATCACAAACACTTGCCCTATACTCAGCTATTCGTTGTTGTTCTTCAGTAGGGTCAGCAGCGGCTATCCATGCTTTAGCTATTTCTACTATTTTGAGCATTGATTACTCTGGTTTTACTAATTTGAAGAAAACTGGGTAAACACCTTCTGATTCAACATTATCAAATTCTTCTAATTTGAATTCTTTGTGTTCAACTTCTTTTTCTTCTTGTAAAAGAGCATTAAAATCGTTTTGGAACTCTACGAATTTAGGATTGATTTCACGTGAAACAACTTCACCTTCTTCGTTTTTAACGATGTTGATGTACATTGGAATACCAATACTACCTGTTTCGTCTTCCTCACCGTGTTTTTTAATTAACTCTTCTTTCAATTTTTCTACAGCTTCTTTTTCAGCAGCAACTTTCTTTGCTAATTCTGTTAGCCAATATTTAGTAGTTAACTTAATTTTTTCAGTTAACAAACCTTTGGCAAGAACTTCACCAGTTTGAGTGTTAACCACACCATTAAGTTCAGCTTCTAAAGCGTAGAATTCATGCAACTTCAATGTAACTTTTTCCATATATTATTTGTCTTTTTTAGCAGGTTTTTTAGCAGCTGGTTTTTTAGACTTTGGTTTAGCCTCCATTTTAGGTGCTTGTTCTTTTTTCTTTACAACAACTTTTTTAGCTGCTTCTTTAACGTCAGCAACAGTTTCTTTAACTTCTTCCTTTACTTTAGCTGCTACGTTTTCAATAGCATCAGGAATGTTATTGTTGTTTTCGTCTTTAATTTTACCTTTTTTTGTCAATACAAAAGCAATCGCTGCTGCAATTACTAAAGCAATAATGATTGTTAACATGATTTTATTTTTTGTTTCGTATATAAATATATCAAAGGATTAAAAAACTAATCTTTCTTTAAACCATATTTTATGTAACGATACCATACCCGTTCATGAATATAGTATTGTAAAGGTTTATATACCAATTCAGCAACACCAAACGCAGCTCCTACTTTAATAGATCCACTAACAGCCCACATAATAGCAAATCCAATAAGGGTACTAATAACGCGATAACTGATTGTTTTAGCAATATGTCGTTTTTTAGTTACTATCATAGTTTACCTTCTGCTTTCATTTGCTCACGTATTTTAGTTGCTGATATATCAGCTACCTCTTGTGGTGGAATATGTTCTATAATATCATATCCAACTCCACGTCCAAATTCAACTGAGCAGATATCAGGAATAGTTATAACTTTTAATTTGCCTGATTCTACCTCAGGTTTCATTTGCTCAAATATATTGAGCATAATTTGATGAGGGGTAAATGGGTTTTTCTCATCTGGTTCTACCTCTCTAATGGCAACACACACTTTACCACCTTCATTTATTACTTGTCTAAACAATTGTTTATGTCCTTCATGTAAAGGTTGCCAACGACCTATAAATAAAGACCATTGGTCATCTTTTTTAGGCAATGATGATTTAACGTGTACTTTTTTCTCCCACATAGTTTTTAATTTTATTAATACATTCCTCTATTGTTAATTTAGATGTATCTAAATGTAATATATGCTCTTGATCTGGTGTTTCAAAGTCTTGTACGTGGAATTTTTCTCTTCCTCTTTCACCCTCATATGTTAGATATACCCAAGCCACTTGATCAGTTAAACTATTAAGATATTCTCTCGCCTCTTTATATGGATAAACTAAGGATAGCACAATATTAGTGTTATTACTGTTAAGATAATGAGCTATATCACTTGCTCTATTAAGATTCTGGATGCGGCCCTCACGAGTAAAATTTTTATTTTGGAATATTTCTCTTAGTTTATCGCCATCAATATTGTGTCCTTCTAATTCCTTAGCTAATGTTGATTTGCCGCAATGTGGTTGACCGAATAAAGCTATAATCATAAATTATTTTTTATACCCAAATTGATCAAAATACCATTTATATGTGTTATAAATCCAATCAGTTACATCTCTGCCTAATAATATATTTGCTTTTGATGGTACTGGTTCTAGTTTTTTTCTGATGACATGATCACCAAACGCCCCATATACTTCATCATCTTCTTTTGTTACTTGTTCAATGTTATCGAAATCATGTTCAAAATAAGGAATACCTAAATAGTTGTATATTCGTTTCATTTGTTGTTCAGGATATAAACATAAATCCTCAAATTTAACAAACAATATATGTTTATCAATCCCCATTCTATGGATTTCAGATAAACGTTCAATTGCCATTCCTACTGGGGGGTTTTGAGCCCAAATATCAATACGTTTTGGTACTGATGTTCCTTGCATAGTTGCCCAATTTAAAATTGGATCTTGTTTTTCTGGTGTTTTGCGGTAATTTTTTTCCATAGAGGCGAATATGTCTCTAAGATCTCTTACCATACAAATAATTTTAGGTTGCGGGTTTAGTAGATTTAAAAAATCATAATGAATACCCCATCCCCTAGATTTATCTACTACATATTTTTTATTAGTAATTGATTCATAATATGCTTTCATTCCACTAGTACAAAAAGACAAAAATGCTGTTCGCATTAATTCAGGATCCTGTGCTTTAAATTCTGATGAATCAGTATAATTACCTCTAGCAGCAAATATCAATTCTAATACACCTGATGTTGGTGTAGCGTATATGTCTGGGTTTTGTGCTAGTATATTTTGTAGTAATGTGCTACCTGCTCTAGGCATTGATGATTGGTGAAATAGTTTCTCCATATGTTTTATTTATATAAATTAAATCTAGTTGGGTATGGTATATAGGTTTATTATGTACTTCTATAAAATTTTTACTTTCTAAATATTGTTTAATATCTTGATATAAAAGTTGATCTTTCCATATCTGAGTTGTTTCACATTCAAAATGTAATGTTTTTATTTTGCTTATATCATTTTCAAAAGATAATAATACTTCATAAGTTACTCCCTCTACGTCTAAATCACATAAGTCTATTGTTTCCTCTCCTATCTGATCTAATAAATCTTTACCTGTTATAGTTTCTAATTCTAAAATTTCTAAAGCATTAAGGTCTTTAGCTTGTTGATAAAGATCATCATTTCTATCTAAAAACGAACTTACACCTGAATGTTCTTTGTTTTCTAGGTGTATTCCGTAAAATCTAAATTTTCCTTTTTGATGATAAATCCCACATTCAAATAATTGATACTGAGGGAAATTATCTTTAATTTTACCAATATGGTAAGGATAAGGTTCAACTAAATATATTTTATTAGCAGATATACCAAACCTTTTAGATATTTTATGAGCATCTATTCCATCTCTAGATCCAATTTCAAGAAAATTTTTTGGATTTAATTTAGTATTAGATATAATATAGTTTATATACTCACTAATCATTTTGTATATTTGATTTGAAGTCATCAACTATTATTGTTCTAAACGGTTGCAATATACCAATATCATATCTTCCACTAACATTATAATTATAACTCATATGGTGGATTATTTTAGCATAGAAATTATCTATTTCCATACCTGATGCCTCGGCCATATAAATTATTTCGTCAAATAGTGTTTCTTTTACTGCGTAAGCATACCCACCTACTATCTGACCTCTAAAATGGTGTTCTATCATACCACCAAAATAAAGCATATCCCAATTTTTATTTAATTGTATTTCATTTCGTTGCAATAAATTATTAGGATTAGATAAAAACTTTATATCGTCTTCAAATATAAGAACTTTCTTATGACCATCTTCTTTTGCTTTCTTAATTGCTTTAATATGAGTAGTTCTACAACCTACAGATCCAATAATGTATTTTTCAGTAAGTTTATCCTTATTAAAATTTCTCCATAAATAAGGATCAGGTATAGAATCATAAACTATACCTTCAATTCTTTCAAAATTGATAATATTAAATTTAGCAAATTGATCTAAAATATGTTGATTTCGATCTGTGTCTTTAGCTAGATTAAGATAATATACTTTATCAAAACATTCATTTATTGTCATTGTTGTTCTATAGACTTTATTATTTTATCCACATCAAATATTTCATCCTCACTATTATAAGGAAATTCAATTAAATCTCCAGCAATATTAAATTTACTAAAATAGCTATTTCTTAGCTCTGGTTTTGTAGTGAATGGGGTTGATAAAATATTATCATGGATTTTGTAACCAAATACCTCTGGTTTGTTAGCAATCCAACATACTGTTGAAGGTATATTTAAAGATGCTGCTACATGTTGTGCAAAACTATCAATTAACAAACGTTTAGTACTCATTGCTAATAAAACACATAGTGCTCTAAAAGTATCAGTTACAGTAAATGTTCCTTCAAACGACAATTGATCCTCTCTTCTAATATGAGCTATATTATAGTCATATCTAAAATAATCAATTATTTTAACAATTATAGATGAAGGAATATCTCTTGCCCAAGAATATTTGTGCTCAGTTTGAGCACCACCATTGGTTTGTAATACTAATATTGGACGGTCTGAGGAAAATTTATTAGAGAAGAATTTTTCTTCACGAGCAGTTAAATAGATTTTTGGTTGCTCCCCATTATAAGGAATATCAAACATTTTACACCACGTTTCAATAAGGTGTTCTTCTTGTTTGATATGAGAGGTTTCTAAATATGGATCGTGAGCAAATATCTTAAATTCTTTTCCATCAATCCATTCATCATAAAAATAAGAGATACCCCCATATTGATAGGATCTATAAACATAGGGATTATTCAAAAATACATCGGCATAACCCGATACTACTATTAGATTGGATTTAGGATACTTCTTTTTAATCGCTTCACATACAGCCGTGGCCATCACACATTTGCCAATACCACCGTTAATTTGAAATATAATATTCATAACTTAAATTTAATAAAAACCTTTTAAGTATCCAAATGTTTATTAATAAAACATTCCATTACTTCCAGATACTACTTCTATTACTGTAGTTCCTTGTTGAGTAGCAATAGCGTTTAAGATAACTGAGTCATCTTCACCCCAAGTTGAAATAGCACTTCCTGTTAATAATACATTATCACTGAATATCTGCTGGAAGTTGGTTACGCTACCACTTTCATTAAATATTACGTTTCCATATATAACTTGGAAGTTAACTTCATTAGTACCTAATACATAAGGACGAGCAATAGCTGTCATGTAAGAACCAGTAATAGTTGTTGTTTGGAATGGGCTAGTCTGTTGGATTACAGAAGCTATAGGATCAATTTTTCCAAAAATCATATTATTTGTTTTATTTGTATTAATAAATGTAATGTTTATTTTATAGTAATCCGTTTTGTTTTAATATATTTTCTATAATATCTATACGCTGTTTTAAAGCATCGTTTTCTGCTTTCAAATCCTTGAATGCATTTACATATGAGGCGTACACAGCATCTTTTTCAAATTCAAGAAGTGATTCACCAACACCACCAACCTCTTGGGTACCAAATGGAGATAGTTTATGGAGGGGGTTGCATGTAACAACACAAGACATAGCTTGTTGTACATTTTGTGCTATAAATCCATATTTTTTATGGCAAGAAACATCACCATTCCAACAAAAACTAACTGGTTGTAATTTTGTAATATGATCTAAACCAAATTCAAGTGGTTGAATAGTATTTTTAACACGACAATCAGATATACCGCCACCTGTTTGGCAAAGATTATTTACATAAGTGTAGTTATCAGCAGATGCTCCAATACAAGATCCTACTATATGAGAGTTAGTATATCCATTAATATTATTATTTCTACCTCCTAAAACTGAAGACATATACCCTGAAGCTGTATTAATAAATCCACCTCCAACGAATGAATATTGCCCTGATGCTATATTGTTATCACCACCACTTATAGTAGAGCGGGTTCCCTGAGCTCTATTGGTGCATCCTCCTCCTACAGTAGAAAAGAAATTTGTTGCACAATTGCCTGAACCACCTCCTACTGTGCTAAAATTACATGTTGCTTGGTTGCAAGCCCCACCTACAATTGCAGAACAGTTACTTGATGCTGTGTTTAAAACACCAGCTCCTATAAAAGAAGCTGCTCCTGTAGAACAGTTTCCTTCACCATTAACAATGGTTGAATAATAATAAATTCCACTAGTTGTGTTATTATATCCTCCTCCTATAAATGAGCGAGTACCTGTAGCGCAATTATTACCTCCTCCTCCTATAAAAGAATAATATCCTGATGCTGTATTACATTTACCTCCCCCAACAAAAGTGAGATATCCACTAGCGGATGTACACTTACCTCCTCTAATTGATGTACAAGTTACCTCAAATTTATGTCCACCAAATTGACCCATACTAACACAATTGTTAGCAAATGCTTCAATAACAGGTAAACCAGCTATTGTATTAACTGAGAATAGAGAATTGGATAGATCATCTGTTACTTCAAACAAGCGGCCGTTTGCTCCATCAACAAACATTAACGGGGCTGCACTGCCTGATCCTTGAACTCCAACTACATTAGTTGAACCAGATACAAATAATCTAGCTGATGGTGATGTAGTACCTATACCAACATTACCTCCACTTGTTATTGTAAATTGTGTTGTACCATTTTTACCAATAACAAAAGTATCACTTGGATTATCATTTATAATTCTCCAGTAGTTAGATGTGTTTATACCTAAGTCTATATATGGATAACCAGCATCAAATATTCTTACTTTTCCAACAACATGTAATTTTTCTCCTGGGGATGTAGTACCTATACCAACATTACCTCTATCCAATACCAACACATCATTATATGCTGTGCTGTTATTAACCATTGAAAAGTTGTAACGTACAACGTTAGCAGTAACTGTTTGTTTTAGCATTAAACTATAAACATCAGTTGTACCTGCCGTATAACTCCATTCTTGAATTAAAGCATCATTACTACTGTTTGCCGCTATAACATGGAGGGGAGCTTGTGGTGATGTGACGCCTATACCAACATTACCACTACCTCTAATAGTCATTAAAATGCTAGTTTGAGGCGAACTTGAATTAAAGAAATTTCTAAAGTACATACTAGCTGATGAGCCGTCAAAATAACTTTCTATTCTAGTAAATGTTGTAGGTGAAGCAGAACCACCATATACAGTATCTATACCATGAGATTCTCCTGTAGCCCATCCTCCAATACCACCCATCATTATATCACGATAAGCAGTAGCGGATGTACCAGTGTTTACTAATAAACTTCCACCATGAACTTGAAGAAGTTGGCCTGGTGATGTAGTACCTATACCAACATTACCAGCGGAGGTGATCCGCATTTTCTCACTACCATTTGTACCAAATGCTAATGGAGAATCGGTAACAGTTTGTAGCACCCCTCCCGCACTTGTGCCATTGGATTGTAGTTGAACTACTCTAGATGATGCACTTGTAAGCTCTAAAACACCGCCAGTTGATCCATTTATTCTAATCCAATTATAGCCTGATGCAGATGTAGTAGTTGTATCATTAATTGCCAAATTTCCACTAGCGTTAAGCGTCATTGCCTGAGTGAACGTGATAGCGTTTCCAGCTGTGCCGGATGGGGCGGTGTAAAACTCGTGTTGCCCATCATATTGAGAATATCTCGTTGCTTTACCATTGTATTGATAAATGTAAGCAGGTGTGCTATTTAAAAAAACATTATTACCAAGTGATACTGTTCCTGTTCCTGTTGTTTGACCAAATAAATGTGCAGCACCTATTTGTAAAGCATTCAATGTATTTAACCACGCACTCGGAGTAACGCCTAAGCCGAGATTGCCGGAGGCGTCTATTGTTGCTCTAAGAGTATCATTTGTAAAGAACTGCATTTGGCTACTGTTATTGTAACCAATATAACCACTTTGGGCATTTGTTGCACCATTATAAGCTAATTGTAAATATGTAGTTGTTCCTGATGCACCTTCTAATTTTAAAACAGTTCCAATTCCAGTTTGACCTAGTACATGCAAAGTTCTGCCTGGCGAAGTCGTACCTATACCAACATCCCCACCGCTTGTTATTCTCATACGCTCAGTGTTATTAGGAGCAAAAGTTAAAGGTAAACTTCCAATAGTTCCTAATTCAGCATATGTTGATGAGCCATATAAGTATGCTCTTTGAGTACCACCTGAACCTACATTTAATGAAACATCTGTTGTTCCATTAACAGAAAGTACAGTTCTATTAGATGATGTTCCAAATGGAGAGGAGGTACCAATCCCTACATCTCCACCGCTTGTTATTCTTAAACGTTCGGTATTATTAGTAGCAAATTGCATTACTCCATTCTGATAGTTCCATACTTGAGTATTACCAGAATTATCTAGAATAATATCAAATCCATTTCCAATAGTAAATCCACTATTAGTATTTTGTAATAGTACTCTTGAGGGGGATGATCCTCCATTTATTGTAAAAATTCTTACTGGTGATGTAGTACCTATGCCAACAAGACCACTAGAACTAACAAACATTCTAACGGATCCACTAGTTTCAAATGCTAAATTTTGTGTATCGTTTGTACCTAATAACGCTTGTGATCCAAAACTATTACCGCCTTGTACAAACATCGTTGATGATGTTTGGTTGCTTAGCACAGCTGAGCTGCCATTTACTGTTAGGCTACCTGTAATACTAACAGATCCAGTCATTGACTGGGTATTAGTTAAGCTATTGCCAAATATATTGCTACCACTAGAATATAAAATACTAGAGGTAATGGTTTGTGCTACAATGGTTTGGGCTGTAAGAGTACCTCTGACGGTAAGATTATCTGCGGAAGATGCAGTAAGGGCATTAACCGATATAGATGAGGTTCCGAGTAGGGAACCTGTTATACCATTAGTTACAATTAATGATCCTGAAATTACGCTGTTATCTAGTGATAACAGACCATTGCGAGTTACAAATTCATTAGCCATGTTAATCTTACCTCAGTTCACTATCCCTAAGGTGCGGTTTAATATAAATATTAAAATATTACACTACCTAACACAAAACCAATGTAGAAGTTTTCTAAGATGGCAATGGCACATTAGGGTCTGGTACTACATATGAGGATGTAACTACTGGTTCTACTACAGGAGATTCAGGTCTTGTTGGGATTGGAGCAGTCCATTCTGGTGTGGATAATATCTCTAATATTTCAGGATATGTATATTCCTGATATGAAGATGTATAGATTGATGGGCGACCATATATGCCTGCTTCTATTATATAACTACCTGTTTCATTGGTTTCAGCATTAACATAACTTTGAGTATATGATGCTGTAATTTCAGTAATTTGGTATTTAACAAATGTTTGAGTGCCGTCTACTGATAAACGGAGTGTATTAATTGATGTTTCTTCTACTTGCGAAAAATCAATTGAACCAGTGATTGTTGTTGGTATAATTAACCAACGGCGATCGGGAAATAAATTTTCTATCATATTATGGTAAGTTAAAGCGTGTTTTATAATGATTATAATTATCTCTTATTTCTGTTACTGTTAAAGGACGGTTATAAATTTTACCTACAGGCATAGAACCATAAAATGGATACCAAGTAAAACCAGCACCATCTCCAACATTAATAGTATTCCCATATATAGCATCACCAGTATAGGCACCAGTAAAAGTTCCTTGTCCTACTTGAACTCCATTTACATATATAGTGTTTGTACAACTAGAACCATTATAAGATCTAGTACAAACAACATGATAATTAATATTAGAAGATAAAGACCCTCCATATATTGTTTGTTGTGCCCCACCTATACTATCTGAGAATATTATTGTATTTCCAGCATAAACACCTATGTACGGCAATAATTGTCCAAAAAACATATTATATGTAGTAGCATTACCGGCACTATTCACTATAGCTTCATAAGTAATATTGTTACCTAAATTGCTTAAGCCTGTGTTTATTCTATCATCAGTCCCATCAAATGAAATAGCATTATTAGCACCATAAGTCATATTCACTAAAGTAATAGTATTTTCTCTACCACTTATATCTAATAATCCTTGAGTGTTTGAGCGAGTACCTTTTACAAAAAAAGTAGCATATGATTTTTCTTCAAATTGAGGTGCAGCTATTTCAATTGTTCCTAATTGATTATATCTATACACTGTCACTATTTGTACATTTCCTGTTAATCCATTTGCTGTGTATGTATATCTTTTCCAATCTGAGGTAAGACTACCGTCTCCAAAATACCACCAACCTCCATCAGGTCCAGTTCCTGTATAAACATACATTAAATATGTACTTGCAGGAGATGTTCTAGATCTCATATAAACAGAATAGGTAAAGGTTTTACCTGCTGCGGGAGTTGATATTGTGTTTCTAGGATTTACATAGTAACCACTGTCATAACTAGCATATCCTATAACATTTGTTCCAAAAGGAACGTCTGTTGTTATTACATTAGCATTACCATCTGGTTCTAATATTAAGTTTGTAGTTGGTTGTCCCTTATAGCTATTTAATACATCGCCTGTATCATAGGCGAATACTAATCCGTCTGTTGTTACTTTACTATATCCTGTTCCTACTGCCATTATGGTAAATTGAAGCGTGTTTTATATTGACGATAGTTATTTTGAATTTCAACTGATGATAAGGCACGATTATATACATTTATAACAGCTATAGCACCATTATAAAAATAACCTCCTGAGTTGTACGATCCTATATATTGGTCTCCTTGATTTTTATTTAAAGTATATACTAAAGAATCTGATGTTCTCGCAGTTCCATTTACATAAGTTATTCTTTGTCCTGATCTAAATGTTCCAACTACATGATTCCAAGCATTGTTTGTCATTGTACTTGTAGCTGTATATTGACTATTTACTGCTTGTCTCCAAACAATACTAGATCCTTCCATAAATAAACTATACTGAGTGTTAACTGTACCTTTTTCAAACCAAAACCCTAATTGGGATAATCCATTAGGTTTTACTATTACTTCAACTGTTACTTCATCAACATCAAATACATTAGAAGAAGGCATACTAATATAATCATTAGTACCATCAAATTCTAATACACCAATATTTCTAGGAGTAACACTTAAGTTCATATGTGCTACTTGTCCTGGGTTTGTTGAATAATTTTCATAAGCCCACCCATAGGCATTGTTATCTCCTAATCCTGGTCTTCCTACAAGTACAAATTCTCTCCATTGTGATCCATCTGTCCAACTACTGATAGTAGATCTAGGGGCACCTAAACTAACCATATTATCAATAGTAGTAGAGTCAAACATTTGACAAGCGTGAGAACCACAAATAATCCAAGTACTATTTGGAAATGCTTGTTTAATTATATTAAAATCACCATTAAAATAATTTAATTCATTTTGCCATCCTATTTCAGCACCAGCATAGTTGTCGTAACAATGTCCTCCTAATCTCAATCCTCTAAAATAAGAATCAGGAACCCAAGTATTAGTATTATTATCCCAAACCCATAAATGTAATGAACGTGATGCTCCATATACATTGCCATATGTTCTAACATTATATCCTGACGATAATCCTTGACAACCAGCAGCATCTCCTCCATAACTTCCTTCTGGATATGAAATGCCAAATGCAGTATAGAATGTTCTATTAGATATTCTTAATCCATTTTGATATAAGGCTGCAACTCCTGTTAATATATCTTTTATACCCTGGGTGCTGTTATTCCACCCACCACATCCTAATGGAGTAACACAGTTGCTAGTGTCATACGTGTCTAATGCAAATACTAAATTTGATTTAGCTGTATTTCTAGGTCCTGATGATGTTGGCATATTATAATCCGAATCTTGATTTTTGTGAGTTATATATTTGCTGTATTTCTGCTGTAGTGAGGGCTCGGTTGTAAACCTGAGTTGTAAATATTGTACCTGTATATTCTTCTGATGCTATTGTATTTTCTCCTATTCTAAAATCACTAGTACTTCCAATGGATGAACTAGAACTTCCTGTTTTTAATAATACTCCATTTTGATAAAAATATGTATTTGTTCCTGATCTAACAGCTGTTATCATAACAGGAGTAGAGAAAAAAGGTACAGGAGATGCAACATAAGTACTACTATTAGCTAACCACATTCCCATATAAGTACTTCCATAAAATATTTGCAAATTACCTGCTGGGTAATTTCCAAATGTTGTTCCTCCGGTTTCTCCAGCTGATGTTTGGATCCATTGATTAACTGTGAAACTATCAGCTCCTGATAAAAGAACAGATGATATTCTAATAGCATCATCAGTTCCGTCTAAAACAATACCACCTCTATTTGCAGAAGTAAATGTAGGTCCATTAACTAAGTTTCCAATCCACCCATTGCCGCTAACATCGTACCACTGATTAGCCCCACCAGGCATAAACGTTCCACTACTTAAAAATGTATGGTATGTATATCCATTTCTTGATTGAATAATATCTCCACTATAACTACTTAGAGGTCCTTTATAACGTACAATTACAATACCTGATCCTCCATCTCCTCCTTGGTTAAAAGCATTATAATGAGATCCTCCTCCTCCACCACCACCTGTGTTTGCACCTGCATTACCGCCTGGTGTATTTGTTTGTGAATTAGGAGAACCACCACCACCAGGGAGACCATTATTGGCTATACCATAAACTTCAATACCGGCTCCACCAGTAGTAACGCCTACTGCACCTCCACCTCCACCTCCTATTCCTCCATTTCCTCCAGTTGATAAACTATAAGAGGCTCCACCACCACCACCACCAAAGTAAAATGGACTCATTTCAGGGATTCTTATTCCTGGGCCTCCATCTGGTCTACTTGTTCCACCTATACCTGGTCCGCCTGCTCCTCCACCACCACCTGAGTAGTATGGTCCGCCTGATCCACCTCCATTATATCCTTGACCTGGTGTTCCTGCCCCTCCTCTTCCTGTATTTCCATCACTATATCCACTAGCTCCTCCACCAGATCCACCTGACCCACCAGTACCATAGTTTGGGGTATATTGAAAATATGAGCTAGCTCCAAAACCGCCTCCTAAAGCCGTTATAGATCCAAAAGATGAATTTCCACCTGCTGTTGCTCCTACTGTAAATTGATGAAAACTTGGTTGTGGGCCTACTCCATCACCTCTATATGCTCCTCCTCCTGCTGGTGCGCCCCATCCTCCTTGACCTACTACTACTGGCACTCCAGTTCCAGGAGTAACAGAAACATTTTGTTGGTAGACTACTCCACCGCCACCTCCACCTCCTCCCATATCCATTCCTCCTCCACCACCACCACCTACAACCATTACGTCAACTGAAGTAGGGCCTGGGTATGAGTTTACATCAGCCGCATCTAAACTTAATACTAGCCCATCTATTATTGTATTGGGTCCATAATTCTGAGCCATAAATAACTAAATTATTTTGTGTCAGATACCTTACACTCATTATTTGGGTATAATGCCTGTACCTCAGGCAATGCTGCCTCAGCAGCCTCTAATGTTTCATATGAATACATTGGATCATCTGGATTAAGCTGCGCTACCCAAATTTGAGATCCAGGTATAAATTGTTTTAATATGTAAAACATATTATATATATTTTATTATATAATAGAACCAGAATTAGTTGGCAACCATGGTGACTGTAAAGTCACTACTGGAGGATTGATTTGATTTGCTATTTGCTGAGCTAAGCTAGCTTTCATAGCATCTACTCTTTCCTCACCCATAGCATCCGTTACCCATCCTGTTACTTGCTCTAAAGTAAGTTCTTCAAATGGAGTAAATGCAGAACCAGTTGGTGCTGGTAGGGATTGGGTGCCAATGCTAGTAGCAGTATATGTTTTATCTTCTACTACCTCGGTAGCATGATATTGCCAATGTGCGATGAATACTACATCGTTGTGGTTTGAGGCTGTTGGATATGCCTCTAATGGGTTAATTGTCCAATTGTACGTAATTGCCATAGTTGTTGTTTTTTATTGTGTTTGATATAAATATAGTGATTATCTTGATGATATTATATATTACTTCACTATCCAAGGCTCTGCTTCTAATAACGCATCAATCAACACTTGATCTGAGTCTGTCCATTGACTTAAAGTTTCTTGGCTAAATGTGTAATTGCCATCTAATACTTTACCTTTCTCATCCTCTAGCTGCCAGTAAGATAGGCCACTCGGATAAGACACGATAAAACTACCTTTTGTAATTTGCGTATTCAAGTAAGGTAGCGGACTTGAGAGATTGAATTGAATTGTATTCATGATATTTAAAATTGAATTTTCGTTTTTTATATTGCGT